CTCAAAAAAATCATTTTGTTTTGCTAGTAATTCATTAGTAGTATTATATGCCTGTGCATCTCTGGCTGTTTGCTCTTGAATTTTATCATCAACCTGAGATATTCCTGTTAACTTATCATAAGCAATTTGAAATACTTGACCTAATTTTAAAACATCATATTCTGCTTGAACTTCGTCAGCAGAGGCTGCCTTTAAAGCTTGTGGCGAATCACCTGCCTCTAATATAGCAATAACTCTATCTTGTTTTTGATTAGTGATCTTTTGTTGTTCAATTAAGTCTGTAAAATCTGCCATAGTTTACTATTTCTTTTTTCCTGAATATGCTTGTGATCCAAAGAAAGCTGCAACGATACCTGCAACAGCAACAAAATATGTTGGTGCCATATCTCCAAGTATTCCACTTGCAGTTTCTAATCCTGCAACAACTGATATGACTATTGCCATAGGATATAATAACAATCCTGCTAATGCAAACCATGTCATCTTACGCTGTGCATCTCTCATGGCATCAGCATCTTCTAATTCTTTACGCTTAAACTCCATGTACATCTTGTGCTCTTCAGCACTTACTTTGCCATCAGCATTTGTATCTGCTGGGTGATATTCTTTTTTTACTTCCTCAGCCATTTTATCTCCTTGCCTGTGCCTCTCTCTGTTTTTTATTCTGTTCCTTTACATATTCATTTAGTAAAGTTAAGTATATTTCTCTTTCATATGGTATCATGTTTTCAATTTCAGTTAACGACCAATGGTGCAACTGTATCATTTTAAAATTCAAATCATAATAAGTTTCTAAATTAATATGAGAGAGGCATATTAAAAAAAACTTTGCATACCTTCTAATACTACTTTACCTTTCTTTTTACTTTTAGGATGTGTCAAAGTTACAGTATGAGATAACTTTGGCATAGTAGTAAAGAAATCTTGTATTTTTGCGAATTGGTTTTGTGTTAAATTTTCAACAAATTCAATCAATTCTTTCTTACTTAAATCTCTTGCTTCATAAGTTTCTACACCATCAATAATTTGATTAATGCAGTTTGCAGTAAGAGCAACGGCGTCTTCAGCTGAAAGTTTATCATAGTTTCTATCTACAAATGTTTTCATTGTAGGATATTGCATGACAACACTAACATTATCTGTAAGATTAAATTTGTTAGTATGTTTTTCGCCAACTTCAACTTCAACTTTCATCAAGTCTACCTCAGTAGATACCTTAACCTTTTCATCACCTGGAAAAGCAAGATTTAATTTTACTTTTTCACCAACTGACTTTGCTCTTATTTTTAAGAACATATATTCTATATCAAAAGATGGTAGTTTGTCTATATCTACCTTATCAAATGTACATGCTCTTACCACATCACTTAATGCAGTAAACATTTCTTTTCGTTCACCCTCTTGTGCCTGAAGTAATATCTTTTCTTCTTTGACCAAGAAAGGTCTGTATTTCACTTTTTCGTCCGTACTAGGGACATTCAACTCAAATGTTTGAGTATTCAACTTTGGTAAAGCCATAATATCTCCTTATAATTTAAAATGTAAATGGTGGGAATATCTTTCCACCAAATACCCTACCAATAGGAATAGAGCGTTTCAATTGATTAATTACTTGACGCCCAGTCCTTCTTAATTCAGGTGGTAATCCATCTAAGAATCCACCGCCTGATTTTACAACACCAGATGATAAACCACCAACTTTTCCTGTGCTGTCTATATCTAGTCCAAAATTCAACCAATCTCTGTATGCGAATGAAACCTCAATCGCAACAAACTGATTTTGATTACCGCTATCATATTGTATTTGATTAATGGCTGTTGGTAAACACTCTCTTAATCTTACACCATATGTTACACTATCTCTATCATTTAGACTATCAAACTGACCTAATTGAAATATGTCAATAGGTGCAGTATATTCATCATAAAAATTAAATAAACCTGTTTGATTATTATAAACTATATTTTGCCATGCTTCAAAAAAGGTTCTTAACCTTAAAAACTTATCACCAATAAAAGTGGCTGTTATATCTGAGTATTGAACCTGTGTTGGATATTTATATGGAGCACCTGCAATACGATATGGACTTGTATTGATTGTTCTACCTGGCATGGTTATGTTTGTACACATCAAAGCAACATTTTCTTGCATGTCTTTTTCATAATTAAATGTTGTGCCATATCTTCCTGCTGGTCCTACACCTTGACCTGTACCCTCAAAAAATAATGGTTCTATTGCTTCTTTTAATTGACCACCTTTAGGTAATGATATGTTTACAATGAAACGAGTATTACGAGCAACACCTTCTCCTTTTGCAATTGCTGATCTAAAACGATTGATTGTTGTCTCTGGGTTTGCTCTTTGTTTTAGTCTAGGATCGCCAGGTATATTATCATATTCTCTACCTCTTGGCAACCCTATTCTTATATCAAAAGGTCCTACTCTTTTGCCGCCTCTAAATATTGCCATTAAATTATTCTCCTACTATCACGCCATACTTGACTTGCACTTGCTTTTCTAAACTGTGCCACTGGCATAAAAATAGATGGTGCATAATCATCTTCCTCTAGTTCTAAAAACCCACTACGAAATTGTTGTCTAAGGTAATGTTTAATCGTTGGTTTAACTTCTCTTATGTTTTTTAGTCTGCTGTAATTACCTCTAAAACCTCTCTTATCCAATGTATCTAATAATCTCATTCTCAATGGTATTGGTAAGTAATGAAAGTTAATACCTAAAAACCCACCTTTTGCTGCTTGTATTGGCATAACAAGTGGAAATATATCGTAGTAAGGTAGTGTTGCTTTAAGTTTAGGATCATATCTAAAAAAATGTAATTTATTAAAACTAGGTGTTCTTTTTAGTGTGCCATCACGCATAAGTCTAGCCGCAGATATTCTGTTTGATAAGTCTGCTACCTTTTTCTTATACCAATTGATAGATAAATCTCTATCACCTGCCGCTTGTCTGATTGTATCAAATACACTTGCCATGTTACTATTTATCTCTAAATATTAGAATGAGAAAGATAAAACGCATATCAAATAGAATACTGGTACAAGGTAAATATAGACCACATAATCCGTCAAAGTATAAGGGTGATCCTACAAACATTATTTATCGTAGTTCTTGGGAACTTACAGTATTCAAGTATCTAGACAATAATCCTAACATATTAAAATGGGCAAGTGAAGAAGTATTTGTTCCATATCGTCATCCACTTACAAACAGAATAAGTCGATACTTTCCAGACTGTTGGTTGCGTTACAAAAATAACAAAGGTGAGATTGTAGAAACGATATGGGAAATCAAACCAAAGAAACATACTGTGCCACCTACTGTGCCAAAACGCAAGACTAAGACATGGAAGTATAACGCAGAGCAGTATGTTATCAATAACGCAAAATGGTCAGCATGTAAGAAGTATTGCGATAGAAAAGGTTATAACTTTCAAATTATTACTGAAGATATACTCAAACATTGGTCAACAATACCTCCACTATAATACATAAATAGTCTTATGGCAACATTAGCAGAGAAATTAAAGCAACAATTATTTGGTATCAATAAACCATCAGTAATGAGTAGTGCGCCTATTCGTAATAGTAGGTCAACAAATTTTTCAAGCACAGATCCATTTGCAGATACAGAAAATAACAAGTATGCTTATGGCACATTAAGATATCCAGACAATCTAGGTGAGTATGAGTATGGTCACTATTTACTGTTTCATATCTTTCAAGTATCGCAAAGTAAATATGCAGGACCACAGAAAGAATTTCAACCAGTATATACAGATCCTATAATATCAAAGGCAGGTAATAAAGGTCAAGCAGGAATTACAAAAAATTTTAAAAAAGCAGAGCATAATTTATTTTCAAAAAGTATTGCATATGAAGATAGTGGTGATATAAACAATATCATTAGAGATACATCAGATGAAGCAGGTGGTTCTGTTAGTAAGGCTTTAAAAACCTCTAAAAAACAAATAAGATCAACAGATACAATCGCACTATATTTACCACCAAATATTAAACAAAGTGTAAATGTAGGTTACAAAAAAAGTGAGACAGGACTTGCTGGTGTTTTAGGTGCAGACTTACTTGGTGCGTCAAATGTAGATGATTTATTAAGTAGATTAGGTACTCAAGGCACATTCAATACAATAAGAGACGCATTAGTAGATACTTTAGGTGTAAAATTTGCAGCAGGTGTTGCAGATTTAGTTACAGGTGGTGATTTAGAGGCTGTTGTTCGTAAAGGTTCGCAACGAGCATTGAATCCTGCACTAGAAGCAATATTTCAAAGTGTAGACCTGCGTACATTTAGTTTTAATTTTAGATTTACACCTAGAAATGAAAAAGAATTAAGAAATGCAGACGCAATAATCAAGTTATTTAAGTTTCACATGTTACCAGAGAGAGTACAAGGGCAAAAGATAGGTCGACATTTAATCTTTCCAAGTGAGTTCGAGATACAATATATGTTTCAAGGCACAGAAAATAAATGGTATCCTTTCGTAAAACCTTGTGTGTTAGAGAGTATGAGCGTAGATTATGGACCAGGTGGTGAAAGTCAACACTTTAGACCAGTGCCTACAGCTGGTGGAGACGCACCTGCACCTACTGAAATGAATCTAGCACTTAACTTTACAGAGACAGAAATTATAACAAAAGAAAGTGTAGCAGAAGGATATTAATGAGTTATTTCGAGAAGTTTCCACTCTATCAGTATGATATAGAAGACAATCAGTATAGAAGACTTATAACAGATATTACACGCCGTGTCAATCTAAAAAGTAATGCAAAGGCAAATACGCTAGTCTTTGATAATTATAGTGTCAAAGATGGCGAACAACCAGATATAGTCGCAGACAAGTATTATGGCGATTCAGGTTTACACTGGATTATCGTCACAGTAAACAACATAACCTCCCGTTATGATTGGCCGCTAGATCAAGTTGCGTTAACTGATTTTGTAAACGATAAGTATGCAGATCCCAATGGTACACACCACCATGAGATTAACGCAACATCTGGCGATACAACAAGAAAACTGATTGTGTCTAGTGATACATCAGGTGCGACAGCTGTGACCAATTACGAGTTTGAACAGTCAGAGAACGATAAAAAGAGACAAATAAGACTATTAGATAGGGAATTTGTAGGACAATTTATTTCAGAGTTTGAAACACTTATAGAAAGATAGTATTATGGCAGATTTACAATTTGCAGGTGATTACGAGTTAGAAGGTATATTCGCACATGCAGCGAGTACGCCAGTTGGTGGTTTAGATATTAAACCTTTATTACTTGAATTAAACATATATGAGAGTATATTCTCACCTAGTATCACTGGTTCTATCACAATTGCAGATTCTCAAAATCACTTACAGAATGTACCTTTCAAAGGACAAGAAGAACTAGAATTTAAGTTAGGTATATCATTAGATAAAATAGGTCGTGCTAATGAACAGATAGATTTTTCAAAACACCGTATGCGTGTAACAAAAGTAAGTAATGTCAATAGAGTAGAAGAAAGACAACAAGTATATACACTAAATTTTACATCTAGAGAAACACTAACTAATCTACGCACATCACTTAATCAGATATATAAAGGCACAGCAGATCAAATTATACAGAATGTATTACAGAATAATCTGAAAATACAAAAGAGGTTTAGACTAGAAGAAACAGTAGATTCACTTACACTATTAGGTAATCGTATGAAACCTTTTTCGTTTTGTACAATGGTTGCAAACAAAGGGTCTAGTAAAAAATACAATGATGATCAATTATATTTTTTTGAAAATCATAGAGGGTATGTACTAGCGTCAATCTCTGGTCTTGCAGATACAGAACCACAAGTAAAGTATTACAGCGCAGAAGGTCGTGCAGAAGATCGAAATTATGCACAAGATATGGAAAGAATACTCAGTTATCGAGTATCAAAGAATCAAGACTTAATCGCACATATCACTACAGGTCTCATCAATTCAACACAATACACTTACGACATAAACACTAAATCATACAACAAAACAGAGCATAGTTATTTCAACGAATTTAACGATACTCCGCATACCTCCGATAAACCTTTTCCGATTTATACGACACAACCCGAGAGCGCCGATGGGAAGATTCTAGATAGTTTCACCTCTTCCGTCACGAAAGTAAGCACAACAAACAGTTTTCTTCATACGATAGACGCAGACGATACAATAGACTATTCAAACACTACGAGTAAAGATCAGACAAGACTGTTTAGTCGCTTAAATCATGACGCATTGACTGTGAGTGTGACAGTACCGGGTAATAGTGTACTTGCAGCAGGTGATGTAGTAGAACTAAGTTTACCCTCTCTTGAACCCATCTCAAAGGCATATGACAGAACATATGATGCTTACATGTCAGGTAAATATATCATCACAAACATAGTGCATACAGTATCACCTACAAACTATACAACCACCTTTGATTGTGCTAAAGATAGTGTAGATGTGCCTTATGTCACAAGTATTGAACCAGTTGATCCAGAGATAGCATAATGAAATTATCCCCTATATATCAGTATGTGCGTAGTAAAATAACCCTTGATTTAACACAGTTTTTGAGGGGGTTTGATTTACGAGGAGATAGTGCTATGCCATGGAATGACAATTACGCAAATGAAGAAAAGAATAGTAAGCGTAGTAGTATAAAACAGACGGCCCAACGGCTGAAAAAGAAGCAGTAACATGAAAAATTATTACGGTGTCATAGAAAGCAGAGCAGATCCCAAGCAGTTAGGCAGGGTGAAGGTCCGTGTATTGGGTATCCACACAGAAGACAAAGTGATACTCCCTACAGCTGATTTGCCTTGGGCCACAGTTCTATCACATGACGGCAGTAACAGTGGATTAGGCACTACGCCAAGCTTCTTTGTAGAAGGCACATGGGTGCTTGTTGACTTCTTTGATAGTGATATGCAAGAGCCTTATATCATAGGCGGCCTGCCTGGTATACCAAAGGAGGCAGTCGATACATCTCTAGGGTTTAATGACCCTAACGGCACTTATCCTGTTGCAGTCAACGTATCTGATGTACATGAGAACGCTAGAGGCAGTCTTACAGCTACAAGCCCAGTCGCTAGAGATAACGTAAGAAAGACCAGTATTCCTAGTGCTGACTTTGATGAGTTTACACTACCTACAGTCTTAGGCACATTAACAGTAAGAGGTAGTAATGCGACAGAGTTTAGTGAGCCACTTGTTGTAGAAGGCACTTATAAACCTACTTACCCTAATAACCATGTATTCTCTACGGAAAAAGGCCACTTGCTAGAGTTTGACGATACTGTAGGCTTTCAGCGTATAGCTATTACTCATAGTGCTGGTTCATATCAAGAATATAGTAATGATGGTACTTATGTATCTCATGTTGTATCTAAGATGTTTGA